CCGGGGGGTCGTTTCCAATCAGGAACACAAGCAGATGCTCCAGATGTCAACGCTGTGCCCGATTATCAATGCTCCAAGCTGGAGAGCCGAGCGGGGGGTCCAGGACCGTTTCTGGTCGGTATTTACCGCCGGGCGGTTCGGGGTCGTAGACTCGGAGGGGGTTTACGAATTTTTCGATGAGAAGGATGTCGTATGTGAAACCGACCCGGGGGAGTACATCGAGAAGTCCAGGTTCTTTCTGGAAAACCCGGCGGCGCAGGTCCCATACATCGAAAAGATACAGAAGCGAATCAAGGAAGAATACAACTACTATCATACGTGGGCGAACATTATCGACACGATTATAAGGAGAGAAGGCAGTGGACGGTAGGCCAGAAGAGATGTTTCATTTGGGGGAGGGATACAAGATGGGGATAGAGATTGCCCAGACAATCAGAGACGGCGGGATATTGGGAAGAATTGCTGGACTTAGACATGACATGGGGGTTCTGTCCGAGGCCGTCTTCCGGGCGGGGGATGGAGACCATGTTGAGATTGGAACATTGTATGGGGCGTCGGCCATCCAGGTCGCCTTGGTCAAGAAGCACTTCAACCTAGGCGGGGATGTTTACTGCATCGATCCCTTCGACGGATACTATGGGCCCGGACGGATGGACGGAAGCGGGGTCCCAGTTGTTGCTGAAACCTTTCTGAAGAACTGTACTACCTTCGGTGTTTTGGATAGGGTTGTGCCAGTGGCGAAGAAGTCAATCCCATGGCCGCTGGGGGACAAGAAGTTCGTTTCTGCCTACGTTGATGGAGATCATGATGGAAAGGCTCCATGGAAGGATATTGAGATTTGCAGGTATGCCGGGGCGAGATATATTGTTGTTGACAACTATGACACCTTGCACTCAGCGGTAAGAGATGCTTGTATGACAGCGGCGTGGGGGGAATATCAGATTGCAGATGCAGTTCACATAAGTGGCATTACCTGTGTATTGGAGACGTTGAATGAACATAAGTGATTTCTTCCATGTAGACGACCCCCACACCAGAAAGTGGGAGGGACACAACCTCCCGGCGGGGTGGTGGAGCAGGCACTATGAATACCCATGGGCAATCCAGTGGGCGAGGCCGCACATGACGGTTATGGATGCGGGGACGGGGCAGGTCTTCAGCCCCTTCCGCTACGTCTTGGCAGACAAATGCCGGGAGGGCATTGCGGTAGATACGAAGGAGCCCGAGGACGTAAAGAACTGGCCCCAGAACCTCAGCTTTACCGACGCCGATCTGGCCGGCCCGGGGTCGGACATCTTTGATTATTTTGATGCCATCTTCTGCATCAATGTCCTACCGGAGGTTGACAGAATTGGAATGGTTCTGAAAAATTTCGCCCAGTGGCTCAAGACGGGAGGCATTGCCGTTCTGACCTTCGATGTACAATATGAGATGGATAAACCCCTCGGGGCGCCGGGGGTTGACATCCTCGACTTTCACCGGGCAGCTATGGATGCCAAACTGAAACATCAGGAAGAAAACTACTGGGGCAGTAAGGAAAATGCCTTGCACCATCCGGTCTTCAATCTCTGTATCTACCATGCGGTGTTGAAGAAATGATTTCTTCGGAGGCAGTGCTATGAGTGTAATTGTGTGGGACGGAAAAACTTTGGCGGCGGACAAACAGTCAACCATTGGTGGAACCGTCTTTACGGTCACAAAGATAAAGAAAATCAGAGGGCATCTTGTTGGAGTTGTTGGGAATACTGACCAGGTTCAAGAACTGTTCCGATGGTTCGATGGGGAAGAGAAGGAAGACAAGTGGCCGAAATTTCAAGAAGATCCGAATACCATGTCCCACCTTTTAGTTATCGAGCCGCCCGGGAGGATTTGGAAATACGAGACACGGCCCATCCCTTTTGAAGTTGAGCAAGATTTTTATGCTATGGGAAGTGGGCAGGATGTTGCCATCGGCGCCCTGACGGCGGGGGCCGACGCCAAAAGAGCAGTAGAGATTGCATCTCAATGGGAGGCTGAATGTGGGCAGGGGGTAGATGTGTTGGAGTTGGGCGATGGATAAACTCTACATCGGCATGGTTACGTTTGGAAATCTGCCTTACACGAGGATGGCGATACAGTCGTTGATGGAGACAGCGTCTCCCCCCGCCGAGTTTGTGGTTGTGGTTGGGAAGCCGGGGGATGAAGAAACGGTTTCTTATTTAGACGGCATCCCAGAAGAAAACGAGGAGGGGGATTCAATTATTATTTTGAAGAGACATCCAACCAACCTCGGCTTCCCCTGGGGCATAAACGATATTATGCAGTATGTGTTCAAGATGGCGGGGGCAGATAAACTCCTGATCGTGGGGAATGATTGCATTGCCTATCCTGACGCAGTTGACGAGTTGCTCTATGTGGCGGCGGCTTACCCGGACTTCGATTATTTTTCTGGAACAGAAACGAAGTCTGTATGGTTCAAAGACAAGTATCCCCACAGATCGAGCATGATAAATCCCGATGGAGTTCTGAATGTTGGGGGGGTTGGGTGGGAACCATATTACTTCAAGGAACATCTGGCACATTGGGAAGATGTGAAGAGAAATTCTTCGCTGTGGGGGAAGGTCAAAGAGATTACTTACATCAATGGCTTCCACAACTTTGCCCTGATAAGAAAGTCTTACTTCGACAAGGTTGGGTACGTTGACCCCGCCTTCTTCCCGGCCTACTATGAGGACGTTGACTACGTGCGGCGGGGGAGGCTGGCGGGGTGCAAGTTCGCCGAGGTCCCTATGGCTCAGTATTTTCACTTCGAGAGTACAACCATCAAAACCGAGACCGGGGACATGCACCGCCGTTATTTCCCTCTAAACCGCCGATATTACGAGGAGAAGTGGGAGGGCGGGCCGGGGGAGGAATTGAACGTGCGCCCCTTTGCTGGCCGGACGACCCGGCACGGAAGGGTGTTGGCCTCGGCGGAACATTTCGACTTGAAAGAAAGAAACGACATCTTCGAGCGGGGGATGGTTGACTACATGAAATGGACGCCGGCGGGGTTCAAGGACTTGCACAAAGGACAGCGATGTGTCATTGCCTGCAACGGGCCAAGCCTGAACGACGTAGACATGGATCTCCTGCGGGGGGAGATTGTCTTCGGATTGAACCGTGGATACATGAAGAACAAGCTGCCAATGACGTATCAGGTTGCTGTCAATCTGAATGTGTTGCATCAATGGGGAGAAAAAATTGTTGACTATCATTTTTTGGGGGACGGGGCATGGGATGTGATTCCGACTTTCATTCCCCATGGCCTTGATGAGTTCTGGCACCCCCACGTCTACGGATTGCTTTTTGGGCCGCCGGAGGAGAGGTTTTTCAGCACAGACATCGATCGGCCAATTTACCAAGGTCACACGGTTTCCTTCGTCGCCCTCCAGATTGCCTACTACATGGGATTTTCAGATGTTATAATGGTGGGGATGGACCATCACTACCCCCGGGCGGAGGGTCATCCTACGAACACTCCGATTGAGAGCAAAGGACCCGATACCGACCACTTCCATAGCGAATACTTTCCGGTGGGGTCCACGTGGGAGACGCCGAACCTGGGGAGGTCCGAAGAAGCCTACCGCATGGCCCTGGAAGCATACACGGCGGCGGGGAGGCAAGTCGTCAACGCCAGCACATTCAGCAGGTGCGACGTTTTTCCTCGGGTAAGTTTAGAGGAGGCATTGAGATGAAGGCCGCTAAATTTTGGGTTTCGACAGACTTGATTCGGGAATTATTGGGGATGCCAAAAGGGGCGGAACTTTTGGACATAAAAATAAACAGAGACACAACTCATTTTCCAGTCGAGATTACGTTTACTCATCCTCAACTAAAGGACCAGCCGGAGGGGTATGGCATACCTCTCCTCTCTGTTGTAGTTAGAACAACGACAGATGTAAGCAAACCCGCGGTGCATCAAGAGTGGGAATTGGATCAGATTCCAGAATTTGAGGCCGGGGAGGATAGTCATGGCAATGAAGAAAAGGAGCATCTAAATGGAACAGGAAATTAGTTCGGGATGGTTTGTGGACCCGCCCATTATTGAGGTTATCCATAAGAGGTATCCCCCGACCAACCCCCACAAAGAAACTGTGGGGGTGAAAATAAAAGTGGACGGAAACTTTTGCGGAAAGTGGGAGCCGGTTGAGTTGGGAGAAAACCCGCTGGATGTCTTTTTTCGGGTAGTGGAGAAGCTCAAGTCTGCCGTGGAAACCCCATCCGAATTTGGTCTTTATGATGCGCCCCATAGAGAGGAAGATAATAGCCATGGCGATGAAAAAGAGGAAGTGGATACAGGGGGCGGTAAAACGCCCGGGGCGGCTTGAGGAACTTGCCAAGAAGGAGGGGGTATTGAAGGGTGGGAAAATCCCCTGCGGCTGGCTGGCACAGAAAGCCAAGAGCGACGATAAGAGCCTGGCGTCTGCCGCCCGGCTTGCGATGAGAATGAAGGGGTGCGGGGGGCAGGAATTGTGATTTTTGCCAGAGGCATCGGATCTCACGGAGGGAGCGAAGCGGGAGATGACCCGCTTGATATGGGGTTTTGGTTTGGTGGCTTGTTCATTACGCTTCAATGTACAGATACTTATGAGGACGATTTGAGAACACTGGAGCGGGCAGTAGAAATCTTGAACGACCCCAATAAGACAAAAAAGCCCGAGGTCGTTTTGGGTGGGAAGATGCATCGAATAAAGTAATCCTTTCTTTGGGTGGGCGGGGAGAATAGATTTTGAGGCCCTTTGTTGATTGGATCGACAACGCGGGTTTCTGGGTTTCCGAGACCTGGGATATAGAAAAGAAAGAGTGGGTGGGGGCGGGGTGGTTGAAACTCTTTCCTGAACAGCGGGCCATCTTCGAGTATTGTCTGACCCCCGACGCCGAGGGGAAGTTTCCCTATACGACTCTGCTCTTCAGCACCACGAAAAAATCTGGGAAATCTACCCTGGCTGCGGCGGTTGCTCAGTGGTGTGCAGAGGAACTCCCGCCGGCCTCCGAGATTTTCGTTTGTGCTAACACCCAGGAGCAGGGAGAGGGGCGGGTCGGCAAGGACTTGAAATATCACATTGACCACTCGGGGCGGGTCTATTTGAACAAGGAGGGGGAGGAAGAAGATGCCAAGGTAACACAGTGGGGGATCAAATATCCGAACGGGACGCTCATCGGCATCCTCGCCCAGAACTATCGCTCCGCCGCCGGGTCCAGACATGCTCTCGTTGTGTGGGATGAGTTGTGGGGGCGGGAGACAGAGGCCGACCGCAAGATGTGGGATGAACTGACCCCCATCCCGACCGTGCCGGTCAGTCTCCAATTCATCGCTACCTACGCCGGATATGAGAACGATTCCAAATTGCTGTGGGATTTGTACTTGCAGGGCGTAGGAAAGGACGAACACAAAGATGGGCAGGGGGAGCCCATCCCCGAACTGGAGGGGCTGCCCTGTTGGAAGAATGGGAAGCTGTTTACTTTTTGGGACCATGAGAACCGGATGCCCTGGCAAACCCAGGAGTATCTGGATGACGAACTGGCCCGCAACCGCCCATCGGCTTACCTGCGCTTCCATGAGAATCAGTGGGTAACGTCTCACGAAATCTTCATCCCAATTGAGTGGTGGGACTTGGCGGCGAAGGCGTATGAGAAAGATGCAATTCTTTGGAACGATCATCCTTATCGCCAGTATCCGGTGTTCATTGGCATTGATGCCGCAGTAAAGAAGGACAGCACGGCAGTCGTTGGGGTTTGCTACGATGCCGCCGAGGGAGTCGTCGTCGAGATATTCCGCAAGATTTGGCAGCCGACTACGGGGGAGATTTTTAGCCTCCAGGATACCGTTGGAGAATTTGTGAAATCCGTGTATAATGACTTCAACGTGCAGAAGGTCGTGTACGATCCGACCCACATGCACGAAACGATGTCCAGCTTGGTCAAAGAGGGGATACCGATGGAGCAGTATGTCCAATCCCCCGGCAACATGATTGCTGCAAGCCAGGCGTTTTATGATTTGCTCCAGAAGGGAGCCTACAAGACCTTCCCTGGGGAAGATGCCCGCCGCCACATTCAGATGGCGGTTGCACAGGAGACGGGGAGGGGATTTCGTATTGTCAAGGACAAACAGAAACGGAAGCATCCAATCGACTACGCGATTGCCGCAGCGATGGCCTGCAAAGCCTCTCTTGATTCCGGCGGGGTTGATGTTGTGAAGCCCATTCGCATACCGTCGAATTTCTCTGACTCTTCTGCATGGCGGGAGGACGACCAATCCTGGTTGCCCTTCCCGCTCCAGGACTAGAACATGGCTGATAGTTATCGGGATAAAACTTACGTGCTGGGCCGCATCTCGGCGGCCCGGAAGGACAGTGAGGGCTGGCATGGCGGCATCAAGCACTATCGCAAGCTCTATGACTTCAAGCATTATGATGGTCAAAGGCGCAAGGGGGAGGTCCGTTACGAAGACCCGACCTATGCCAATGTTGTAGACACGGCGGTGGGCATCCTCCTGGCGAACCCAATTGGTTTCAGGGCTTACGGGTGGGAGCCAGATTTGCGGGAGGAGCAGGAAACCAGCAACATTGAGAAGTATCTCTCTGCCCTCATCCAGATCAATTCCGAGCGCAACGAATACGACATTGCCTATGAAAGCACGTTGAACATCGTGCGGGACGGGGCGGCAGTTTTGTATTCGGTGTGGGATCCGAAGTTACATGCCCGTTATCGGACGACCTTTCAGAAACCTTCCAGAGAAAACGCACAGGGAGTCGAAGCCGTCGGGGGTTTCATAGAGCCCCCGCTGACCTTGGAAGTTATTGACCCTGTGCAGATATATGCTTCTCCTGGGGGGCCGCATCGCTGGCAGACTGTCATCCGAGTTGTCAAGAAATCTGTATGGGATGTTGAGCATCAGTTTGGAGTTACTCTCGAACAGCACAAGGGAATTGAGGACCACCGGAAGCGAGCGATGATGGGGGAGCTGACGGATTTCTGGGAAATTGCCGAGGAGCCGGAGGAGGGGGGTTCGTTCTTCCAGCGCCTCTTGGGGGGCGAACAGGAGACCGCTCCAGATCAAATCGTAGTTTACAACGCTGTACTCTTCAACGGTGAGTTCATAAAAGGCTTCGAGTACAGGCCCATGAGGGATTACGATGCCATCCCCTACTCCATCCAATTCTTCAAGCCGGTAAATCGAGACGACGCAAAGGGGTGGGGGCAAAGCATTATTCGGCCCTTGGAGAGTTCGGTAGACCTTCTTTCCCGAACCATCAACCGCCGCCAACGGCAGATTGATGTCTTTTCTGAATTGGATTTGTTCTATATCCCGGCACAAGAGGGGAGGGATTTGCAGCTTGACCCCGGCATTGGGAAAGCGCATACCCTCCACCCGGGGGATTCGATTGTGTACCCGCAGTGGCCGGGTAATCCTCCTGACCTGAATGAGCAACTTGGCTTTTTGAGTGGGCGCATCCAGCAATCCGGTTTTTCGGATGTAATGTTCGGGACGCAAGGGGGCATGACCGGCTATGCCCTTTCTCAGATGGGGGATCAGAACCGCATCCGGCTCAACCAGCCGGTGCAACACCTCCAGCTTCTCTGGAGGATCTGGGCGAAGAAGGTTTTGGATTTGACCGAAAAGTTTGCTTCGGATGCCTTCGTTCGAGTGTATGGGCGGACGAAGGGGCAGTTTTTCTCCGAACACATTTCTGGGGAAAAGGCTAATCTCTACGGAGTCATTGCAGAAATCAAGCCGGAGTTTCCCAATGAGAAGGTCAGGAAACACGCCATGGCGACCCAAGCCCGGGGTATTCTCTCTGAGCATCGTTTGATGGAAGACTACTACGATGTCGAGAACCCGGATGATGAAAAGACCCGCCGCCTCCAAGAGGCGTTGGAACACAACCCGGTGCTTGTCCAATACAACATTATGAAACATCTTCGCCGGCTGGCTTCGACGGGGGATGAAGATGCCAACATTCTCCTTGAGCAGTTGCAGCGTGGAGGCGTCATGGGAACCCCCGGGCGGCCCCCCGGACCCCCCGGCGCCGAACAGCCTCTTGGCCTTCAATCCCCGACCGGACAGGGGCAGAACCCGGCTACCCCGCCGGGGGGAGACTTACTGAGCCAATTGGCGGGCATGTCTGCCGAAGCCCCGACCATGCAGGGGACGTTATGACCGACCCGATGCAGGGCGCCATGGATAGACTGGATAAAGTAGTTGGAGGGGTCTTCGATTCTGCCCGGGCCGGAAGCGGGGACGTGATAGACCCCATGCTGTCTGACTACTTGAAAATTGACGAAGTAGATTTGTGGAATTTGGTGGCCGAATTGGGCCTGAAGGGGACCATCGACTACGTGAAGGAAATGGAAATGAGGAGGGTGGAAAATGCCAAGCCCTAATGTAAACGTTCCTGAAATCGGAAGCCCTGAATGGTATCAACAGTGGCAGAATTATGCTCAGGCTGAGTCTGGAGGGGAGTATAAGCCCCCACCCGCCCAAGAGGAAAAGCCTAAGTGGGAGGACACCCCGGAGGGAAAGGCCCAGATTGCCAAACATGCCGCCCGGCGGGGGGCATGGGTCAAGGATCTCAATCAGCTCTATAAACAGGGAGGCATCCAGGGCATTTTGGATGCAGGTTACGATCCTTACGACATTTTGGAAAAGATGGGGGTCAAGAACCCCGGGCGGGTAATTGCCAAATATGGGGACCAGTTCGACCTTGGCGGAGGCGGGGGAGCCGGAGGGGGAGGCAATGCCCATGGAGCTACCGACTGGACTTCGGATGCTTATGACCTGATGCCCAGTGTGACCCCGCCAGAGTGGTGGAACGCCATGTTGCCCGGGCAGTGGACGCCGGAGACGGAATATGCAGCTTTGATGAACAGCCTGCTGCCTTTCCTCTCGCCCGAGGACCAGCGGACGATTTCAGAATATCTCTATACTAACTTCCCGGATCCATTCTCGGGATACAACCCGCAGTACACGAACTTCCCCGTCCCCCCGGAAGTGACGACGGAGATGCAAGATTACTATACCTCGGCCAACTATGCTGCTCAAGTGCTTGGCGCCTTGGCGAATTTCCAGCAGGCCGCCGGCGCCGCTGGAGGAACGACGGGCCCGGGGGTGCAGTTCTTACAGCAGCTCATGGACGTAATGAAGGACTTCGGTGGGCTGACGGGGGAGGGGCAGACCAACTTCCAATACGAGAGTATGCTGGCCGCTCTCGACCCACTCCTGGGGCAGGCCGCCTCGGGGGATCTGGCGGTCTACCAGGAACTCGCCCGGATGCTAACCCAGCCTTTCTTCTCGCAGGGGGCGTTGATGCCAACCTATATTGGACCGAACGGGGAACCGATTTACGGAACCCCCAATCCATCTTTTCAATAAGGAGTAAATGATGCCTGAGTATGATGTTCTATTCGCCAAGCGTTTTGGGGACCTAAAAGATTCCATTGTGGCTGCGGGGAAGAAAGGGTGGAGGTTTGTGGAGATGGACTTTCTCAACGGGCAGTATCTCATTGTAGTTGAGAAAGAAACCCCCGCCCCAAAAGAAAGGAAAGAAAGCGTTACTTCGGCCCACGAATTTACCGAGGATCAGATACAGAGACTAAAAAAGGCCCTTGAGGGCCAGACCAAAGGAATCCCTCCGAATCCAGAGAAAGATGAGATCGTGACTTTGGAAGGATAGGCTGTGCCTGTGCCTGTTTCTCCGTATACCGGAAGACAGCCTGTAGCGGGGGGTGATAGGGACGAAAAACCTACGACTCCCCCGCCCGAAGAGTCTGTTTTCTCCGGTTTCTATGAGGCCCTCTACGGACCCGGGTCTACTTCTCCCCCAACCGCCCCGCCGGGGGAGACAGCCAGCCCGAGCGAATACAAAGAGCGCATCGCCGCCGCATTGGAGCAGTCCCGCAAGTCCAAGGTCGAGTCTCAATCTACTGTTCCAGATTTCAAGATCGGCGGGCGGGTCTATTTGGACAAAGAAACCGGCCAGCTAACTCAGGAGAAGACCAAATATCCAGCCTATTGGGACGCCAGGGAGAAGAAAGTAACCATCGAACCAACTCCCATCCCGTTTTTGTGGGGAATGATTGGTTCGATGCAGACGATCCAGGAAGCCTACAAGAAGATGTTCCCAGAAGCTACCAAGGAAGGCAGCACCGTGTCTTTGTGGCAGGGGCTTTCTGGCCCCTTCACACCTAATCTTGAGGCCAAGCAAGCCGCCTATGAGTTTGTGAGATCAGGCATCCCGGGCCTGGCGCCTCCCATGGCAGGGCCCCCCAAACCGGGGGAGGAGGCGTGGTACGAAGAGGGAGAAGCTTATCCTGAGCAATATCGTACACCCATAATGGGCATCCTGACCCCAGAGTGGGCGACTCCAATTGTGGACTTCTGGCAGGAGACAATCGTTCCGGCGGCTAAGAGCGTCGCAACAGCGATAGGGTGGTTGGCTGTGCCTGGAATTATGTCGCTTGGAAAAGCCAACGAGGAATTAGAAAAGCGAGGGGTCAATTTTGCCGGGGCGTTGACAATGGCTTGGGAGGCGACCGGCATCCCAGGGGCCATAACCGGGGATGTTTATTACATCCCCAAAGAGGGGGGAGAAACAACCTTTGAAGGATTGGAGGCGGCAACGCCTTTTGGGGGATTGGAAGAGGCGCCGAAGACCTTTTGGGAAAAAGCGATTTGGGGACTGCGCTGGGGGGCGGAGATCTTTATCGAAGCAGAGGGGCTGTCCCTAACAACAGCCCCAATTGTCAGGCTGGCATTTGCTACCGGAGGTGTGCTTCTCAACGCAACGCAGTGGGCGGCGGGGAAGTTTTTCCTCAATTCAATTGCATTTGGTGTAGAGAAGCTGGGCGGGGAAGAAGCCGCAGATAAAATGCGGGCTGTCACGGACAAGCAAAAGGCGGATTTGGATTTCTGGTGGATGATAAGCGGGGAGGCGACCAAGGCCATTATTGAAGGCGAGGATTACGAGGATGCGTGGATTTCAAAGATGGCCCCAGAAAAAGCTGCCATTGTTGAGGCCCAAAATGCCCTTATCCCGCCCTCCCCCGGGAAGCTGGACCAACTAATAATCGACTTCAAAGCCGCCCAGAAAAGGGCGGAAGGACAGGCAGCCGCACTCCGCCAAAGTGCGAGGATTCTTTATACCGCCGCCGAGAACGCTGAACAATTCAACCGGGCGCTTGATCTGACCCGCCAGGCCATTGAATTGGACAGGCTGTATGGATGGGATTGGTTGAATCCGTACAATGCCTGGACGTGGCAGTTGGAGGGGGAGGATCAACAGGAAAAATTCCTGCGGGCGGTTGCCTGGGCGGAGTTGCAGCGTGGCCGGCCACTTACCCGCTACGAGATTGTGCAGATTCGAGATCGCTTTGTTTCGGCGGGAACGGAGTTGGCGGGGGAGATGGTATTCGACTTGCTGAATTTTGTCCCGGCTAAAGTTTTTGATTTCCTTCTTGTGACCCCCGCCAAGGCATTGGGGATTGTAGCCAAGGAAGTTGGACTGAAGACCCCGATTGTCGGCAGCATCATGCGGTCGGTAATGAAGTCGGCAACTCGGTCGGTTGGGTACAAAATCGAGCGGGCGGCTATCATTCTTTTCAACGACGTGGCGGGGGGCGCCAAGAACTCGGATGACCTCATTGACCGACTTGGGCGCATGGGGGATTTGGTCGATGATTTCAACGCCGGAAAGATTGCCGAGGCAGAAATGACCGATGGACTGCGGGAGATTACCCCCCGCCTCAACCGAACTGCCCCAGTGTTGGTCAAGACTGGCAAGATGCCTGCGCTGTCCAAAATTCCTCGGGTTGACAGTTTTGGAGATTGGATACGGACGACGTTGGCATCGGCAACAGATGGCTTAGTCAAAGCCTATATGGATGACATCTACGAAAATGCCTATCGCGCTCGTGGGCTAAGGGGCATGGGTAACACCGCCAAAGTGTTCGCTGACGCAATGGCGGAGGCGGCGGCCAAGGCGGGGAAGAAAGCCAAGCTGGAAGATATTGTCGCTCTGCTTGATCCCGAGATAAAGAAACAAGCCAGGAAGATTGCTTCCAGCCAGGTATCCGACCCAAAGTTGCTGGCGAGGGGGTTTGGACAGTCCTTCCGTGAGGCGTACTGGGAAGCAAACCGAGCGTGGACGGGGAGCAAGTTGCTGAAGGGACAAATCCTTGGGGAATTGGGGGCGAAGGTTCCTTGGACTCGGGGGGCCATCAATGCAACGACCTACCTTACTGACCTTATTTTTCGAGCCTGGGTAAGTGCGGTGCTGACGACCCGCCCCGGCTGGGTCATGTTCAACTATATTGACTCGGCTGCCCGCTTCGTTATTATGGGTGGGAGCCTTCTTGATGATTTGGCGACAACGACCGCCGGACTTATTGATAATGGCTTCGGCATTGACCCGAACTTCCTAGGTATCCGATTGGGATTAGGGGACGAGAAATGGTCGGAAATTGCGGAACAGATCGCTCGGGGAGAGGGGCCCAAAGTCTACAACTGGCTTACCGCCCCGGTTGCCGGAACCATCCAGAGGATCGGGAAGCTGTTCGGGCAGGATTGGCTGCCGGGGGTTGCTTATACCAAATGGACACAGGTGACGACAGCACTGAATGACAGCATCGAGTTTTCTCTGCGGATACGCCTGTTTGCCAAGAAAGCCTACGAGATTACCAACACCCTCGACCCCATCGCTCTCGACCGGATGCTGGCGCAAGTGCCGGAGAAGTTGCAGCCTCTTTACAAGCAGATGTGGATAGAAAGTGGGAACAACCCGGACAAGTTCATGGCTCTTGTGGATTCGTGGGCGGGGGGCGTCGGACAGAAGCCCGGCTGGGCATTGACCATCCCGGAAGAATTGTTGGATACCCCCATCGGACACACCGCTCAGGACCAGCAGCAGATCCTTGGGGCCATCAATAAAGAGATGCGGGAACTGGTGAGCGCCAAAGCCGCCCGCAAAGAAAGCCTTACTTTGGAGGACATCGACAATCTTTTCGATGACATCTTGGACAGTTTCCGCAAGCGGTATGAGGAAATCGCCAACTCCCGGGGGCGGCTGGGGGAACTGAGCAACGATTTCACAGGGAAGGTCAACATGGACGAACCCTTCCCGGAGAGCGTAATTCCTCCTCCGCCGAGGACAGATGCCGACATTGCCCGGCAACTGGACGAACTGCCCCGAGGGGGCATTCCTGAAAATATCGAGGGGGCCGTTGATGAATATATCAACCAAGGCATCATGGATGGGAGGACTCCTGAGCAGCGGGCAAACGTCGAACTCCGTAGCCAGGCATCCAAGACTCTGGATGACTTTGCTTTTGGGTTGACCCCCAAAGTGCCGGAGGGGTGGGAGTTCCCGAGGGCTCTTGCCGTCCAACAATACCTGGGGGATTACAGCAAGAACATCGACGAGAACTATCGCTTTGTTCAAGACTTGGTTTATCGTTATGTGAATCCAGAACAATACAAGTCCGGCTCTCAAGAATGGCGGTTGGCCTGGGATAACTATTTTGATTTCGTAGACTCCATCAAGACCAAGGAGATCTCCATCTTCAATTCGCTTCTTGATGCCGCTCGGACGGGGGACTTCGAGAGCCTGCCCAAGCCAATGACGGTCAAAGAGTATCTGGCTGAGATGGGAATTACTTACGAGCAGGCCCAAACCAAGGTGGGATGGAAGATTACTATTGAGGCCCCCTGGGGGAAAGTGACCAAGACGAGTTGGAAAGCCCGGGGATGGTTGCTCGAACCCTACAAGAACGTAGGCATCACCCTGATTGACGATCTGGAAAATGCTGTCCTCGTGCGGCGAGTCGAAGATATACAGAAGTATGCCGAAGAAATCGCCGCCGGGATGTCACCGGAGGCGGCCTACTTTGGCGGAAAGCTACCAACCTCTGAGGCGCTGACGAAGAAATTTGGAGATTACGAACCTTTGTCTTGGGAAGTTGAACTCAATAAACAGTGGGATGATCTCAGCATCAACAAGCCAGAGCTTCGATTCATATTCAAGGGAGACGATGACCTTTTACCAAACATTCTTCGTCGGATTTCTGAGAAAGGATATGCAACTTTCGACGAGGTAGCGACCCTATTCGACAACTTGGACGACCCTATGGCGGTGGCGTTGTGGTCATGGATTGATTTTGACGACAGCTGGAAAGGATACCTTCCTGCATTGGCCGAGCGGTATTCAAAAGAAGCGAAGACGATACAGCAGCAGACGTGGTGGGTGTTGATGAACAAGTATGGGGATAGTGTCACAGGCTACCCGAAGACTATAGAACTCTACCGAGCAGTGGCAGAGGGGCGTCCGCTACGCGATTGGGACTCTTTTACCACCAGCAAAAGAGTGGCGGAGAAGTTTATGGGTAAGGCAGCAAACCAACTAAACAATCCAAAACTGGTCAGGGTTGAAGTTCCCATCGAGAACATCTTTGTTTCTTATGACTCCCATGCCGCCTTCCACCGCTTTGTGGATGAGCAGGAATTTATCATCAAGAACTTGGACAACGTAAAGATTCTTGAGGGGGGAGAAGAAATCCTTACTTTGACTTCCCAGCAAAAATTGGATAATCTCTCCACGATGGCGAAGCAGGATATGGATGCCTTCTGGAAGGCGTGGGCGAAAAATAACGAACTGGATTTTCTGTATGGAGAGCCGGCGGGGAGCTACGAAAACTTTGCTTCCTACCTGCGAAAAGAAATCCCCCGGGCGACGAAGAAATTCGGTAAGGACTCGGAGATGGTCAGGTTCCTGGAATGGAGGCTGGCGCAGGCGGAGCAGACGATGGCTGCTACAGCTTCCTTCCTATACCCCGAGGCGATGGGAATGGTCCCCCCGCCGGTCCCGGTATGGGAGATGCCGGAAAGCGCCGCCACAAGGCTTTTAGCCCAGGAATATCTTGGAACCCACTTCAGGAAAATCGAGCAGGGGCTCGACATCTTCCGCAATGCAACCAAGCAGGCGCTTGAGAGTGGAGCCTTCTATGATGCCACCAAGTACACCGCCGACGAGATAGCTGACCTGCGACGGCTCGTGCGGGACGGGGCGGTTTGGAAGCAGGAAATCATCGACGTTGCCCGCAATGGAGGCGTTAGCCAATTGATGCCGACGATGAGCTTCGAGGGGGCGGCGCCGTTTACCAATCGCACCATGATCGACTACACCGACTTCAGCGCCTTCGACGAGGGGATGAGGAACTTCTTCCCCTTTTGGAAATTCTACAAGAACTCCATTCCCTTCTGGATTGAAACGATGGCTTTGCATCCAGAGATTGCCGCCTTCTATACCAAGTACCTGCGATATACAGACCGGATTGCCTGGTCGGAGGGGGCCATCAACTCCCGGGGCGAGACGCTTCCATCATTGAAAGGAAAAATACGCATCCCGGGGACAGACATCTGGGTAAATCTCTCCGCCCCGTTCTCCCTGCGCTTTGTTTTCCCGAGGCTGTACCAGCCCTATGAGGACCAGGATGAAGAGCAAATGGGACCGTTGGGAAAGACAGTGAAGTGGCTATATGATTTTGGTTCGGAGCGGGGGCTGTCGATTGCTCCCTGGACTGCCGCCCTGCTTTATGGGACGGGGGTTTTGAATCAGGCCGAAAATCCGAAGTGGTCAGTGTTCCCTATGGCGCAACTTGTCCCCCCAAACTGGCAGCGCCGCATTGTCGATTGGCTGAGAGGGTCTACCTTTGGGACTGCGGTTGCCGACTGGATGTGGCCGGATGTGGCATGGAAGGACATGATTGTTGAGCGGGAGTTGTTCCGTGAACTTACCGAGCGGATTTCGGCCCCCGGACTGACCGACGAAGAGAAATATGAAATTGCCCAGGAATACTGCCGGGCGCTGGGGGGCCAAGCCTGCACCGCTGAAAATTCCTTGAAAAGTTGGGACATGCAGGCCCGAGAGAACAACAAGCTCTGGTTGGCAGCGAGGGACCGGGTAGAAAAGTCGGATTATTACCTCCGCACCGTAGGATTCTTTACCGGATTTTACGGGCGGGTATGGACGGACGCCGATGCCGAACTCATACAAATTCGCAACGAAATCAACCAAATGAAGGATGCCGTCGAGAACCAGCTCCTCGCTGCCATGTTCGGGATGGACGATGATGCCTCCAACCGCTATACCTACTACATCGAAAACCGCTACAACACCCCCGAGGGATACGTCAACAATCTCTATCAAGCAACACAGTGGGTAATTTCTCCGACAACGGGAGAGCAACTCTATGGCCCAGACCGCCGGGACCTGATTGCTCAACGCATCATGGAAGACTCGATGACAACTGCCTACTACGACTCGGTGAGGCAGCTGGGGGAGCAATTGGATGGATGCCTTGGGAAACTGCCCATTGGAGCGGCGGGAGGGGCGAAAGGCGGCTGCTACGAGAGATATTTTGAGGGGCGCCTAGAACTCGAAGACACCGATATGTACAAAGCCGCCAACCGCCCCTGGGTGGAAGGACTGAAGCCGAGCGAACTCGTCGTCGAACACTATCAGGAAATGTGGTGGTACATGGTGAAGGCGACCAAGCCGAAGTGGAGGGTCGAGGAGGGCGAAGAATATGGTGACTGGCAGCAGCGGGTCGCCATCTGGCAAGCAGAGCTTCCGGCGATGGCACAGAGCATGGGGGCGGCTTTCGTGCGGGTTGCCGGCGCAAAGGGCTGGTTTACCCAGAAATTTACCGAAAAGAATTTGCAGGACATGATCGCCAATACAACGGCAGAGAACTATGCGGCCTGGCAACTGAGCAAGGACCGCCCCTTCGATGCTATCGACAACGCCTGGGACGACATCTACTACTCGCAGTATTGGGATGCCATCCGGGGCAAGACCGGGGCGGCAAGGGAACTGGCCGAGAGGGAATTTTACAAGCAGTGGGAAAGCCCGCCGACCTTCGAGCAGCTCTGGGGCTGGATCGAGCAGAACTATCCGCCTGGGCAGTTTACCAAATCAGACATCTGGCGGGCCTACAATGGCAGGGATGTCGAGACAGTAGAATCCCGCATCGAGGAAACCAAGTCGGAGTGGGACAAGATGGAGGATGACATCTGGGCGGGGATGAACCTGGCAGGGCCGCTGGGGTCGGAGACCTACGACGAACTTATCGACCTGTTTATCCGCTCGGGAGGGGAGCGGTCACAAATCGACTTCTGGTTCATGTCGGATGGAAACCTGGAAGCCTATGGGGACCCTGAAGATGCCCAAGCCTTCTACGAGAGTTTCATGCTGGCGGTCAATGAGATGCGCCGACTGAACAAAATCAAGGAACCGACTGATGCCGAGCTGCGAGAGCGGGCGGTTGCCGAGGAATTGAACAGCAAATACAAAGAGCAGATAACCCAGAAATTCGGAGAGAATATCTATTGGCTGCTCGGGCTGGTGTATGGGGAGATGAATGCCTCCGAGCGGAACGAGTGGAAGAAGAGCAATACCGAGGATTGGGAGAAGCTGCAAGCCTACTTTGATTTCAAAGATACTTACTCCGCCGCCAACCCGCTCTGGGCCAGATATTACAACCCCGACTTCGAGGCCGGGGGGACGACCAAGCAGCAGGCCCAGAAGGTTTACACGAAGTCCAAAGTCAGGCGCAAGGGGCCAAGCCGGAGCGGGAAAGCCGCCCGCCGCTACCTTGGCTCGCTCGGGGGGACCCAACCCGTACACGTAGAAAGTAAGGCTTTCTTACCCCTTGGGCGCCGGGGCGGGGATATTACCGATTTGCTGACCAAGGGATTGGGGCGGGGTGGATACTCCGAACTACCCCGATGGCCCGCAGACCTGAAGGCCGCCGTGGGGGATACGGCCCTAGAGGTCATCGACAATGCACACAAACAGGGGCAGCCCTACCCGATTTCCCTCAAGCAGCTGATTCTGAAGCTGCGGGGGAGACATCCTGAGTGGCGTGAGTATATTGACCGACTGTTACACGACGAACCTGGATTGACACAATCCATTTAGTATGATAGAGTAACGGAACAACGGACAGGCGGCGGATCCCCGCCGGACTGTTCTCATATAAGGAGCGGAAATGACAAAGCTACCAGTTTCCACCGAGCCGGGGCCCGGGGTTTTACCAGAGACGCCCGCCGCCGGCGGAGTTCCACAAGGGACGCCCGCAACCGAGCCAAAAGGAGATGGGGGAGTAACGAAGGTTCAAACTCCAGAAGAACTTCAGGCGCAGCTCAAGCAAGCTCAAGAAGTTGCCGAGAAGTATCGAAAGGACATGGACCGGATGCGCTCCTCGCTACAACAGGGAGAGCATGTGCGGGCTCAGGCTTATGAGCAGCGCATTGCCGATATGGATGCCCAACTCAAAGCGGCCCTGACCGCCGACATGGATGAAGTCGAGCGTATCAAGTTTGAGAATGAAGAACTCAGGCGGAACTACGCAAACCTCCAAAACCAAACGGCGCAGGACCGCGCCAGGCAAGCCGAGTACACAGCGAAGCTGGCCTGGGCGCAGGAGTTTCAGAAGGTAGGAGTTGATGTCAGCCAATTGGACATCAATGCCCCCTTCAACCAATTTTTTGGGGCGGGATGGTCCGCTCTTATAGAAAAGGTTGGAACTCCTGCGGCAGAGGCAATGCTGAAGAAACCGGCGGCAACCCCTCCCCCTGTGGTGTCTGGAATTTCGGGGCAGCCCTCGACTGGACCATCGTGGAAAGAACTCAGAGAAATGACCGGCAAAGATTCTGAGGAGGAAATCTACAAGATGGTCGAGAAGGGGTATCTTGACCCCAAACTTATCCCCGGCCAGCCCTTTGACGAATAGTTAGAGGAGGACGGGGGAGACAAATAGGGAGGCTATCAAATGCCTACTTCTCCTAATCTTACTCAGACCGCTCTGAGTGACTCCATCAAAACCCGTTACGAGCGGCGTTTGCTGGTGAGGGCGATTCCCCGCCTGATCCACAGCCGCTTCGGCGAGAAGGCTTCCATCTCCCAGTTCGGTTCTTTGGAATGGCGGCGCTACAGTGGCCTAGCTGCAATTTCGTCTGCGCTGACGGAGGGCCAAACCCCTACCGAACAGTCGGCCCCCACGCTGACCCTCGTAACTGCTACTCCGCTCTTCTATGGGGCCTGGATTGGCATGTCGGATGAGCTGGAAATGACGACCATGGACCCCTTGGTGCTAGAAGTTTCCGGCATCCTGGGTGAACAGGCCGGCCTTTCCGTCGATACTCTGGTCCGCAACACTCTAACCGACGGGGCGACCAAGCTGTACTCCGGCGTTGGCAACTCCGCCCGCACGACCCTGGACGCTTCTCAGGACAACATCGCTTTCGATGACATCCTGGTTGTTCTGGGCACCCTGTGGGCAGGCAACGCCCGGGAGTTCGCAGACGGACGCTACAAGTTGCTTCTGCACCCTCACACCTACGTTACCCTCATGTCCGACCCAACCTTCGTCAGCCTCTTCGAGAAAGCTGACCCGGCGGGAGACTCGAATCCGCTGCGCTCGGGCTTCATGGGCACCCTGCTCATGTGCGACATCTATATGTCGTCCAACGCCCGGGAGTATGCCGATGGAGGCGTCGGTGCGACCGACGTTTACTCGGCAGTCTTCATCGGACGGGAAGCCTACGGCGTGACGGGCATCGGCAACACAACCCCGCAGGAAGTCGATATGGCAGGCCCGGAAGGGCGGACCATGACCGGCACTCCTGGTACGGCTGTGTCCCCGGTGGACATCATCGTAAAGCAGCTCGGTTCCGCCGGCGCTGCTGACCCCCTGAACCAACGTTCGACTATCGGCTGGAAAGCCTCGGTCGATACCGACGTTCTCAACAGTGCCTTTGTCGTTGATCTGGAGCATACAAACTCCTTCAGTGACAGCTAGGAGGAAGCCATGCCTCTTACTAATCCTGTAGAGCTAAAGTTTCCTCCCAAGCACCAGGGACACGACTCGGACGCCCTCCTGAGCCATGACCTCATCGTGAAGGCCGCAAGGATTACCCATGACAGTTTCACTGGGAATGGTACGATCCAGCTTTTCAACGTCCCCCAGAACACGCTGATCCTGGAACTCATCCTGGACATCGTGGGGGCGTGGGGAGGCTCCCAGACCTTTACGTTGGGTGATGGCAGCGATACTGATCGCTTCATGGACAACACAATTGCTGGTCCGAACACGGTCGGCTTCAAATCCTCGAAACAGGATGACAGCCAGCCGGGGGCGGGCGGGCATGTGTACACCGCAGACGACACCATCGACATCGTAGGGACAGGAACCCCGACGGCGGGAACCGCAGACATCTACCTGCGCTACGTCCCGTTCGCCGACGACCGCAGGCTGTTGCCTGGACAGTAAACTACCTCAGAGGGAGGGCAAGGGGAGGCCCTCCCTCTTCTGGAGAAAACATGTCTGAACGGGATCTGGTTCGTGAGCAAGAAGTTTTGAGTTCCCAGGTTCGGCTGGACGGGAAGGGGGAAGACCCCGCCGTGGCCGCCTTGCTGTCCCCCGAGTTCGAGACCATGAGCAATACCGAGGCGTTGAATGTTGCCCTGGCGCTCCAACAGCTCGTGCGGGGGGTCAACTCCCTTTTAGACAACGATAAGATCATGGGGGAAGAAATCTCCAAACTGAAAGCCCGCATGGATGCTCAGGACCGGGACGCAAGGCTCTGGGAAGAAGACCGCAAGAAATTCCTGGAGATGGCAAACGAGAAAATGGAACGAACCCGGGCGGCCAATCCGGTAGAAGATAAAGAGAAGCTGCGGGTCCTTACCGCCAACAAAGTTGGACAGGCCGCCAAGCTCGCCGCCGCCAATCAAGCCATGGTCGCAGAGAAGATCAAGAACGAACCCAAAGTTACTTTGATGTGGCCGGGCAAATCCGAACAGGTGCGGGGGCAGGGAGGCACAACTCAGTTTGTGCAGCGGCCCATCGTAGTGCGTATTGGTAACTTGGAATATGGGGGCAGATTCCGCCCCGGCGAGATGGTCAGCGTCCCCCAAAGCATCGCTACTCGAATCGAACAGCATCTTCGTAACGAGGCAGAGCAGGCCGAACGCAACGCCCTGATGGATGCCAGCCCCGGCAAAGCCAAGGAAGACACCATCATCGCCGCCAAATGGCATGAAATCAACAGCCGCTACGGATCCAATTCTCAGGAGGTCTTTCCAATTGCCTCCCGCTAAGGATAGATTATGACCAGCACAATTCAACGAAAACACCTTCGCAGGCTCCGGGCCGCCCCACTGGATTATGGGGAATCCTTTCATGCTATTCTGGATCTCTCCGGCATTGCTGCGGATACACCCTATCTTATCCCCCTCAACGACTCCAACATGCCGCACGTGGCGGCGCTGAATACTGCCTTTCTTCTGAAATCCCTGAACATCCAGGCGGAGGTCGAGAGTTCGGGGGTTTACGACATTCTCTTTGGCGTCATTACCGAGAACGACCCGACTGACGGCTCGGTAGACTGGTTTGCCCGCTTCCAGATGGAAACCAGCGGAGGGAACGTACTCTCCTTCGAGAGAACCTGGCCGGACGGATTCAACCTTGAAATTTCTGGGGGATCGCCGGTGTGGTTTCGGACCAACTCCAGAGACCAGGCCAACACCGATTACCAAGACGACGCCTACATAACAACCCCCTTCGGCTCGGCCCTGCCCGACGTGGGGGACGTTATCATGCGGGTTGAGGAAGTCAGCGGCTCCGGCACGATAGACCTGTTCGCAGAACTCGAATACGATACCCTGTAGGAGGGCTCATGGCTCTCCCCTGGTCATTGCTTATTTCATCCCGCCGCCGGCGGAGGAGATTTATCTCATCCTCATCTCCCCGTCGGCGTCTCGTTGGCGCCGTTACTCTATTCCAAGACCTGTTTACCGATACGGATGAGGTCTCTCTCGACGCACATACTCCTGATGTAGATACGTTGGGTGGGGGGTGGACAGAGAGGGCTGGAAACTGGAAGATCAATAACAATGAAGCGGCCCTGGCCGCCCAACAATCTGCGGCGGTGGCGACGGTGGGGGTTGGACAAGCCGACGTAACTATTGCCCTTTCTACAAAAAACAACTATGAATCCGGCAATCCGGGACTGACCGACCTCGTAGTCTTTTGGGAACTAGACGACCTGACCGACAGCCACGGGGCGAATGACCTGACCAATGTCAACGGCGTCACCTTCGTGGCAGGGAAGGTGGGAAACGCGGCGGATTTTGAGTTTGATAGCGTGCAAAGGTTGAGCATTATAGACAACGCCGACCTGAGCATTGGTGACGAGGATTTCTACTGGGGAGGATGGATAAAACCCGAATCTGCGGCTACAGCCTTTCGGGGAATATTCTCAAAAGATGGGGGGGCTGGGTTGCGCGAATACTCATTGTCCTTCGGCGAGACCGGCGGGGTAAACCGGGTTGCGGCTTTCATCAGCGCAAATGGTTCAACCGGCACAAACTTGATTTACACGAATTTGGCGCTAGCCCTGGCTACGTTTTACTGGGTCGAAATGTGGTACGACTCTGTGGGTGACCTGTGGTATTGCAACGTCAACAATGGGACGGCGATGAGCGCGGCGCACGTCGGGGGAAGCAATGACGGCGGCACCGCGTTTGAAATAGGGAGATTTTTTGGAGCCAATACCCGCTGCTTCGACGGCTTGGTTGACGAGGTTGTTTTCTACAAGCGCGTTCTCACCGCCGACGAGCGCACTTGGCTCTACAACGCCGGAGCGGGGCGGGCGTATTCGGAGTTGGCCTCCTCCGACCCGCTGGCAGACACCGGCATCGTTGCCCGCTGGTCAGACAATAACAACTACTGGCTGGTTTCCCACAACGTAGAAGACCAGGAATTTCGCATTTGGGAAAAGAACGTCGGGACATACACCAAGCGAGCCTCTGCCGCTGTTGCCCTGGCCGGAGGAACCTACTACGACATCGAGGCCGAATTAGATGCACAAACGATTACTGCTACCCTCGACGGGGGCAACCAAATTTCCTATGGTTCGGCGGCGTTGAATGAAACTGAGACCATTCATGGGATGCAGCTTCAACGAGCCAACGCCGATGACCGCAACAATGACTTCTTGGTGACGACATGAAAAAAGCAAAGATACTGCCCCCCTGGCGGCAGGAAATAAAGAAAGGCTTACTTATCAACACCCCCCGCCTCGAACGGGATTACCGCCTGCTGAGGTGGCAGGACGTAACCGGACAAGATGCCATGAAGTTGCCGCCTGACCCGAACCTGCTGGTCCTGGATGTCCTCGTAGATGACCTTACCTTACAACGCATCGAGAATGACCAAAACTATTTCGTATTATGGAGCCGAAATGCCTGACCTGCACGATCCAACTCCTTTGGAAGACTTTCTCGCACAGAGCGGGGCGGCGGGGTATAATATCCCTCGGGGGAGAATGAACATAGAAGTCTCCTCCTACATGAGAACGTGGCTGAAGGACAGGCCGAAGATGAGCATCCGGCGGGCGGCGATCCTCTATCAACCCCGCCCGATTGTCCAGGTCTTCAAGAAACCGTTCTATCTTTCGGCTGAATTTACCTGGAAGAAAATCATAGGCCCACTACTCAGGATTGGGAAAAATGTCTGAACCTACCGCAACCCGTTCCGCCCTCCGCAAAGACATCTGCCGCCGCCTCAACATGAGGTTTTTCCAGCGGTTCGATGAGTATTCGACCCTGACCGGCTCTCCGGTTGCGGGGACGCCAACCGACTCTGCCTTGGCCGAGGATGCGGATTACTGGAACGGAAGCTGGTACTTCGCCATGACTGGCTCTCCAGCCCTGGACGTGCGGAAAGTCGATGACTTCGTGGCGGGGGGCAGTCTGACTTTGAACCGTTCTCTTTCTTCCAACCCGGCGGCGGGGGACCGCTACCAGCTCCTCGACTATAATCTTTCCCCCCATATGCTCCACGATGCCATCAACAAAGCCATCACAGAGAGCATCCCCTATTTCTTCCAAGTCCGCCTGAGTGAGGATCTCATTCTCCAGGAAGACACCTTGGAGTACAGCCTATCATCCATCTCCCCAACAGTGTGGAAGATCAAGCAGGTGTGGTTGGAGCAGGCCCAGAGTGTAAAGCGGGGGGTAGTTGTCTCGACGACCGGGACGATAACGACCATCGACAGTTCGGACACCGGGGACGTAGACAGCAGTTGGCTTCTCTCCATTTATGATGGGACCGGAAAGGGCCAGCAGCGAGCGGTAACCTCTGTCTCGGGAGCAGCCATTACCCACGCCGTATGGACGACCAATCCCGACACGACTTCCAAGTATGCACTGTGGGACCCAACCGAACAGACGGCAGACTGGTACGACCTGCCCGCCCTGCGGGTAGACCGGCGGGAGTGGCCGGATGAAATCCATTTCCCCAATCGCTACGTCTCGGAGTGGGGGCACAGAATACGAATACAATACTTGGCCCAGCCCCAGGCACTCACGACCGAGGCGGGGACGACCATCGTGCCAACAGAGTACGTCGTGCTGAAGGCGCTCTCCATTATTTACATGCAGCTTTCCAACTCCAATAGAGCCGACCGGCAGCACCTTCGCCAGCAGGCTACCGACTACGAGGCCATGGCGATTGCCTATGCCATGAAGAACGCCTTCGCTCAACCCGCCGAGACCTTGTGGATGGAGAGCGACCTTGGGGCGCCGAGGGCAGGATATTCCGAAGACCACAACCCGTTGGGATGGGGATAAATGGCGACCGGCGAACAGGGCCACATCCGGCTGAATGGTCAGTATTACAGGATCCTCCTAGATGGCTATCGAGAGGTAGACCTGATCGACTTCGCCCCCCGAGCAGCAACCCCCGGCGGGTCGATCATTCATTCCCAGCTTGGCCTCTATCAGCCATTGCTGATGACCGACTGGCGGCATGGGTTTGGTTTCCAGTGGCACGAAGACGAGGCCGGCTACCTGCGGACCTCGGGCGCCATCGACACCCGCCACCCCGGGATCGTCATGCTTTGGACTGCCCCGGTACAGTCTCACACCAACAATGCCATCAAGGAGGGATTTACGACCTTCGACGGGGACCTGTATGCCTGGGGCGCCGATGGACTGTGGAAATACAGTAGTGCAACATGGTCGCAGGTTTACTCCGCCGCCGCAGTCAACTTCGCCCTGGGAACGGGGGACTACCTTTTCTACTGCCCAAACGGAGCGAGAATCAGGAAGATAACGACCGGCGACGTACACTCGGATGCCGGCCTCAACTCCAATTCGACCGACTACAAGCTCCTGATTATCCACAATGGCTACGTCTACGCCGTCAAGGATGGAACGAGGGTCGTGTACTATGACAGCAACGATGACCTCTCCCAACTCCATGGCGACCCAACCGACGACACGACCGAAATCTATGTCGGCGGGGCGAACGTGCCTATCGTCTCGGCTTTCTCTTACGCCGGAAAGCTGTATTTCAACCGGCACGATGGCATGTGGTTATTGGGAGAAGATAACGTCGCCCGGCGCTTCCTCGATTATTCTTCTGAATCTTCCTCGACCAACTTCCGCAGCGTTGCCATCCACGAGGGAGGCTTCGCTGTCTATCCGGTGCGGGACGTGCTGTACCAATGGAACGGAGTCAGGCAGGCCGACATTACCCCGCCGTGGCTGACCGACACCTTCCCCTTTACGACCTACGGGCGCTTCGATAACTTTGTAACTGTTGGGAGATTCCTCTTCCTGACCGCCCGCACCAATGAGACGACCTACACAGAAAGCATCCTGTGTTTCGACGGGGTTGGGTGGCACAAACTCTACGACGTAATTACAGATGGCGATGGCTCGGTAACAGGAATGGCCTTCGACACGGTAAACAACTACCTCTGGTATCACGTCAACAAGGCCGCCTCGAACACGACCTTCTACGTCCCCTTCCAATCTCAATCCGAGCTGCCCTACGCCGGCTTCCCGACATCCGGCAACCACTATCTATTTACCTCCCGCATCGACGCCGGGTTCAGGTGGGTACAAAAATCGGCCCGGGCGCTGGTCGTAGAGGCCAGAAACCTGACTTCCACCCGGAAGATAACCATCGACTATTCGGCGGACGGGGGAGCCTACACTACTTGGGGGGAGGTTACTGCCAATGGGATAACGACCCTTGATGCCCCGGGGAACGCCGTCAATTTCTACTATGTAATTTTCCGGGCAAAGATAGAAACCGACACCGCCGCCCAATCCCCCATTTTGGAGGACATGACCCTGCAATTCATCATGCGCCCGGTCACGGTTCGTGGCTTTTCGATGACCGTCCTCTCCGCCCCGGACATTACCTTCGATGGCCGGCCCGACACCCGCACGTCCAAAGAAATCAACGATGACATCTGGACCGCCCGGCAGTCGGTTTCGCCGGTTGCTTACGTCGATCCCTATGGAGTCAGCTACAATGTCTACGTTTCTTCCTATCAGACCCGGGCAACAGAGCAGCACCTACAGAAGGAAGAGGGCTTCGAAAGCATCGAGAAAGTCATTACGCTGAACCTGGTAGAGGTCTAATGAGAAGGCGCCGCCCTCGCTTTCGCCGCACCCGCTTCCTCCCCATTCGGGAGAAGCGCATACGCATCCCTCAGCCCAAGGACAGGCCGCTCCAACTGCATCAGGCCAGTTTGGTCAAGAGGGAGGAGGCCCGCCCCGCCGCCGATCATTTCGTTCTGCACCGGCGGGGGCTCAGGAAGACCCAGGTTGGCATGGACCCGTTGGAGGCCCGGGCGGTTTCTGAGAGCGTAATCAAAGGAACCCTGCCAGAAAGGATATTGTGGAGGTCATTGTTGTTTCCGTTTCGTTTGAAGCCGGAGGTTGACTTTTCATTTCAATGCCTAGCTGGACACCACCGTGTACTGACAGATGGCCTGAGATGGATTCCTATATCACAGCTAAAAAAGGGAGACGGGCTTATAGCTTTCTCGGAGGATGGAGGCCCCCGTGGACCGGACGGTAGAAAATACGAGCGGGCAATAGTGATTAGCAATGAACCCGACATTGAGCGCACCTTCAAAATAACCCTAAAAAGTGGGGCAGAAATCATTTGTACCCCAGAGCATCCTTGGCTCGCCTTTGGTGATCCCCGAGGAGGAGTACATGGACAATTTGTAAAGGGAGCTACCCAAACATGGGTACAAGCGAAGAAGTTGCGCCCCGGGATAGAAATTCCAAAACTGCTCCCAACATGGGAAGCACAAGATACCAGACATGCAGGCTACTTGGCAGGGTTCTTTGACGGAGAGGGATCTGTAATTCAGACACACCAACATCGAGATCGAAACCTGCCAGAGGACCAGAGAAGCTATTATATTTCTCTTACAGCAGCACAAAATCATGGACCCATCCTCCAACATTTTATAAGGAGTGTGGATATTGCTGGTTTTGATTTCAGTATTTATGACTATAAAGATAAATACGAAAGATCATACGACAACGGGATGAGAAAAGTAGTTCATCTGAGAATAAGAGGGGGAAGATCAGAAGCACTGAGATTTCTTGGGACAATTCGCCCAGAAAAGATGAAGCAACTTGATCCCACCAAGCTGGGGGCGGTCACTAAGATAGAGGCAGACTCCATCATTAGTGTCGAGGAAGCGGGAAGACAGGAGATATATAGACTTGCAACCTCAACAAGAACCTACATCGCCGAGGGGTATGGGATGCACAATTCCTCCTTGGATGGTGGCAGACTCAGCCTTGGTGGGATTGTGGCCGACTTCCTGTTCCCTTTTATAATGCTGGTTTTCCAGGTCCAAGGCCCGACGCACGACCAGCACCTTCGTAAAAGAAAAGACACCGAGCAGCGTCTCGTCCTGGAGGCCATGGGCTACCGGGTCATTGATTTTGAACTGGAAGAAATCTTCGACGCCGCCCGGCTGGACAGCAAGCTCCGCCGCATCTTTGGCTACGCCGGGGGGCAGTCTTCCGCCTCCGCAACCCACGAGCGGGAGGACGCCGAGGAGATTTCGCCAGAGGACGATTTGATTGCCCAGATGTTTGCCGACGTGTATGCCATGCAGGAGATGGTTGGTTATGCCTAGCGACCTGAAAACTCTTGCCGACGAACTAAAAGAACTGCGGCTCTTCCTCGAACAGGTCTGGAACAACCAGACCGTCTCGGCGGCGCAGGTCATTGTCGTCAATGGCCTCTCGGACATCTCGGAAAGCTTGGGGATGGTGCAGGCGGGCGAGTTCCGGGTGGGGAACCGCGTTGACCCGGGCAAAGGATTTACCGGCGGGCGGTTTGGATGGCCGGGATTTACTTATGGAAGCACAACTTACTTCTTGGCGGGGGTTTCCAACGATGTGCTTCAGGTTGGACTCAGTCTTGATGACGGGAAAGTATATGCTGGGGCAGGAGCAGTTTATTTGGATGTCTCCGGTGCAACCTTCGAGGCCAACGGAACGAATTATATTATCTTTCACGAAAGCGATGACGATGAGGATGTTGGTTACATTACCGGACTTCAAATTGGTGGCTATCATCGAATGGACTTCTTTGCCCTTGTCCCTGCCGGATCGACGGAGGAAGCCCATGTCCGGTTTGTGGCTACAAATCTTGATGCTGGCCTGGAAGCCACTTTCAATTTGTACACAGATGAACCAGCGACCATTGACCTGAGAGGTCTTGCATCTGCTGATCAGAAATTAATCTTCTATGGAGGACTTCAGATTGATGAGGGATACAACATTGACTTCGGAACCTCCATAGGGACAAAAATAGGAACATCGGCGACCCAGCTTTTGAGTTTGTGGGGAGTAGACCCGGTTGACCAACCATCTGCTTTGACTGCTGCTCTGACCCAGATTGCCCATTCCGAGCCGGGGACCCCAGACTATACGGTGGCATTTGGAACGGCGGGAGGGCTGTGGGCATTTACATCACAAGACAAAGCCAGGACGTTTGCAAAGGTAGTCAAAAATCTTCAAGTGCGGGTTGACGAATTGGAAGCCAAGGCCGTGGCTGTGGGGTGGATAGATTCTACCGGAGGAGGGGGAGGCGGCGGGGGTGGAGGAACTCCTGGAAATACTGGACCGAAGGTGGCTACGGCGGTCGAGACAAGTAGTCCAACATGGACAAGTTGGACAGCGGCCCAACTAAATTCGGTCAACAACAGCTATGCAAGTTATGGGGCAACGGACAGTGCAAGCGGCTGGCAGGTTCTAAAAGACTTTGACTTCGGGGTTCCTGGAGGAGCAACGCCTGTGGGAATCAAGGCACGCTTTTATGCGGTACAGAGCGCAGAATTTTTGGCGGTTGAAGTCAAGCTGTCTTGGGATGGCGGCTCATCTTACACGTCAGTAAAAACATTCGTTGCCAATGGGAACCCCCAATACTTTGTTCTGGGAGGGCCATCAGATTTGTGGGGACGTGTCTGGGCAGACACGGACTTCAGCAATGCCAACTTCCGCATGGCTGTCCGTCGTCTTGGTGGCACAGCCGGAAAATTCGACGGGACGATTTATATTGATTATGCGGAAGTAACTGAATACCATGAGGTCTAGCGGGCAGAGCAGGTCAGCATCAATTTCAACATCGGGGGTTCGCCCTGTTCATCGAGGTACAATTCGGTGACACAATGAACGTAGGCAAAATCGTTGTTACAAGCAACCCTCCACCAACCGTCATGGTCATAAACGACGGAGGGGGAGTTGCAAGGACTCTTGATACTATCTCCGGGTTCCATGTAAAAGTAGCCCCAGAAGGCGGCGATGGAAAACAGGGACAAAACTGCGAGGAGAAGTAAGACTTTCTTCATGTCAGAGTTCCTTTCTGCTATAATTGTATCGCCCCCCGCTCTATTTGTCAAGGGGCAAACGTGAACTGGAAGTAAGACTTAGTATCGCTTCCAGTTGCCAAAGGAGAAACCATGAACTATCCAACCCACGGAAGGCTTTACCCGGATGTTTTGCTGGCAATGTACAACTATGCCCCCCGCCCGATTGTCCCGGTCGGGACCTATCCGGCGCCGGTCCCCATCGGAACCAGGCCGGTCGGGGAGCCAAAAGATGACACCCCCCTGAGTGAGGAGTGGGTGAGATTCGT